ATAATCAAGACTTGTTCCTGGGTACGATAAAGTCATGGAAGTAATATTTGTACCAGTGGCACCATAGGTTAAGACGGAACTACCTCCATTAATAATAGTTGTTGGATTTGCAGAAATATATGGTAGTGGTGGATCCGAAATAACAGTTATTGTGCGAGTTACTGGTGTCGCATCAAGAATTGTCCCATATGATCCTAGTCCAGTTCCTCCTACAGTAATTGTCGTATTTTGAGTTGGAGTTAGAGTTTGCGTATAAATCAGACCCAATGCCAAATCATCAGCATCATAGTTAGTTGTAGTGCTTCCATTACCATCTGCTATAGTAATGTACATACTATTTTTGTAAATGTTTAGAAACCCACTCAGGAAATAACGCAAAACTACACTCTCACCAATATTAATAGTTACATCTTGCTGTAAATTATTTAAAAAAACTTTAGCGGTTGGAGCAGGTGGGTCATCAACATATACAGTTAAAAGTCTTGCAGTTGTTGCACCCCCAGCATCTTCAACATAGACTTGATAAGTTGTAGTCTCTGTTGGCGAGAGATTTTCTGTTTTGGTATAAGTTGTACTCTGACTGGTACTATAAGTTCTGATAGTGGTATTATCTGGCCATGGATATCTTAATTGAAGGTAATTAAGATTTAGACCCCCTAAAGCTGTACCAGTAAATGTTAAATTATGACTATTTCCCAACAGAATACGATATTTATTTGATACAACAGGAGCATCTGAAGATATTTCTAAAGTAGGAGGACCAAGAATGGTTATAGCGCAACTATCAATTACAGTATTTCCGTTGCCATCAGTAATTTTAATGAAAAATTCTGTTTGATCTGTGCCTGGTACAAAGCTGTAAGTATTTGGACTGTATATACCACTGGTATTAGATGTAGATCTATTATAGTATAAGCTAGAAGAAACAGGAGTAGCATGTCCAGGTGCCGTACCAGTATAATATGTAAGTGTTACAGAGTCTCCCTCAGAAATTGTTGTTGGAGATACAGAAATATATGCCGTAATGTTTGGAGAGTATCTAACTAAATCAAAAGCATTGTTATTATCTCCACCAGGAGGTGCTTGATATGAGCAAGATTCATCATCATTATCCCACCCATAAGTACTACCTCTATATGTTCCAGGTTTGTAAATATATCCATCATAAAAAACAGTAAGTTCATCTTGTGCTGTATATCCATCATTAGGATTAGATGGAGATATAGGTGAAATTAAATTATTATTTCTAATAATTCGTAATGATCTAACATCTTCATCAGGATTCGCTCGAGCTTGCCCTGATCTTGTATACCATCCATTATTGGGACGTGGCGAACAACCAGGATCTCTATTAATTCCATTAGTTGCTGTAAAGCTAGTTCCGCTGCCGAGATGCGATGACATAGTTAGAACTTAATAATATATTCTACAAGAATAAAAGGAGTTACTAATTGATCTAGTTTTTCGTCATCAGAAATATCAACATCGACAAAAGCACTGACACCAGACATGTCAATATCAACATTATCATGTTCATATATGAAATTATGTGCGTATGTAATAGGTCTATCAATATTGTGTTTATGTATGGAATCAGACTCCCAATCGTTAGAAAAATCTAACTGGTTATAAGATCCACTATTTGCTAATCTTTGACCCCGATCTTTTCCTCCAGTTTGTCCTACGGCATGATTACCAGAGTAGTTTATAAATTTTTGAGTTGAATTATGAGCATGACCTTGAAAATTATCAATATTTAATTCAGTTTCACTAGTTTCTCTTTGAACAATATATCTTGGATTTCCTAAAAATTGTAATTCTCCACTAGCAGCAACTTGAGCATTTCCAACAAAATTTGAAGTTATCCTATTACCAAAATTACTGATAACTTCAATTTGAGGTCCAACTCTGTTTGTTGGGTTAGTAGTAACTACACCAGTATCTACAGTAGTTGCGTTATATATTCCTGTGCCTCTACCACCAATAATAACTTTTGATCCAAGGTCAGGTAATTGAAATTGCCCTAGATCACCAGTTTCCTCATTTGGTTCTCTAATATTAGCATTATCTTTACGAAATCTAGAAGCATCACCCGACCCCAATACTCTCGATAACGCTACAAAATCTTTTGAATTTAAAATACTTCCATCACATCTCAAATAACCAGCAGGCAATGTATTTTTAAAATTAGCAGTTGTCGGATCATTAGCTGTTCCTAATCCAGGAGTAGAATGGACTAAAATAGTCCCAACCATACCGCCAAATTTTGATCTTTCGTTCGTGTAATTTGCCATTTTAGTATGCCCTGATGATGTATACGCAAGTTAGAGAGGGTTGAGAAGTATTCATACTAATTTGTAACGCTGCCGTATTAGTAGCATTATCAAGAACTGTAGTGATTGGAATATTTACCTCAGATTGCAATCTAGATTGAGGTTTTAAACTATTTTGGTCATAAACTACCTGAAATGGATCATGCGCGTGTGCTTGGATAGAATCATCCAACCAAGCACTTCCAACATTACTTACAAATGTTGTAAAATATCCAACAGAAGGAACATCAGGATAGTCATTCCTAAATCCATCTGGAACTGCAAAAGATTGACCCCCTGGACCATATTGAATACTACCACCACCAGCCCATATTCTATAATCAAATTCTTCAAAATTAGCAATGGGAGTTTCGCTTACATTTTGAGCATACAAATTAACAGGAGGATTTTCTGATCTAACTTTAGCAAGAGTCCTACCATCAAATCCTTGATCAAATCCACTAAACTGAAGTAATGATGGATCGTCCGTAAAACTTACTAAATTTTTACCTTCTTTTTTCCACCCCAAACTAAATCTAGCTTCGTCTCTTGCACCGTCACCCCCATTAATGCCAAGTGCAATACTAGCTTCATCATAGTTCGCATATGTAAAGTGTGCTTCTACATTACTATATGGAACAACACCTCTTCCTGGTCTATTACGAGAAAGTTCAGCAAGTGTTTCATATGAACCAGAGTGTGAATGAGTTCTGATATGTCCATGACCCAATTTTCTTCCACCAATGAATACATCCTTTGATCCCTGTCCATCAACAATAGTATTTCCAGAAATTTTACCACTGTAACCAAATCTATCATTTAATACAAATTCGACATCAGTAGAAACATCATTAAAAACTTCAGGAACACCATTATCAACATTTTCACCAATATATGGTCCAATCAAATTACCAGCATCGGAATCTTGATCAATATCATCTATTCTACCAGTAACCTGAAAGTACTCTTGCTCAATATCCATCAACATTCTACCATCAACTAAATTGGGTAAAACGAAATTACCAGTATATGCTGGAAATGCTCCACCTAAATTACTAGTTCCTTCATTATACGTATCTCCAATTGCTTGTACTAATAGTGGATAATCTTTTGCCTCTGGTTGACCACCATCACAAATAATCCATCCCTTTGGAATCTCACTTAAAGGTCCAGACCATGGCATAATGGTGCCGATAACGGCACCTTTCATAGTTTTTGATTCTTGATAAAACGGCATTTTTATATGTCCATTAGATACCAACCGACAAGAGATGATGGTGCTCCTGGCAGTCCGTCTGGTGTAGATGGTCCAGCATAAACTAAACCGAATGCTGCATTTGGTGTTTGTACAACTAATTCACCGCCACCATATCCAGCAAATGATGATGGTGGAATACCAGCTAACACAGAAGAACCAGTGTTAGATGTCTCTCCTTGTACTTTAACGTTATCAGCTGCTCTGATAACCATACTTAAGTTATATGTTAAACTACCACTAATATCTATAATGCGAATCATATCACCCATTAGAGCATTTTGAGGTAATTTAATTAAAGTATTACCAGTACAATTAACAAAGTAATTAACATTTGCCTCTGCCTGGATAACAGAATCTGCTTGATACAACCACTTACGACCACCAGTTTGTGAGAAGTAATTTGATTGACCCGCAATAGTAACAGATCCATCGTTATCTACACCAAAGATTTCATTACCGTCAGAATTGACAGTTAAATCACCACCCTGGACAAACAAATCACCAGCAAGATCAACATTACCACCAAATGTAGAAGTGCCAGTTCCTAGAGCAGATAGAGAACCATATACAGTAAAGTCACCAGAAGAATTAACAAGAGTTAGTCTTGGATCATTTCCATCAGCACTCCAGATGTTAAAGTTACCACCATAGATATCAAGGTTACCATTTGCCGTGTCAACTTGTAAAGTTGTTCTCGCCGCATTACTATCGTTACCACCATCTGTAATGGTGAAGAACTCAGTATTTAAACTTCTAGAACCATTAATTGTTAATGTATTTTCAGTAGTTAGAGTACCAGCAATATTAGTATTACCAGTCTCAGAATTAACAGTAAATTTGTTAAAACCTACACCAGCAAGAATATCACCAAAGATGTAAGTGTCTCCAGTAGTAGACTCAACTTTAAATACATCAGCTGCTGGTGATCCACCATCATTAACAGTTAAAGACTGTGGAGATGTGCTAATTAATTGAGCAACTCCAACAAATTCAGATTGACTCAATCTTAGTAAATCTCTAGTAGTTAAAGTTCCACCAAACTCAGCAATACCGATATTGACATTACCAGCAGAACTGCCAATACCTGTCAATGGTTCATCTAATTCTCCATTACCATCTAAGTCAGATCCAGTAATAAAACTTGCATTTGCTTGTTTAATTAATTTGGCAATGACGCAACCGTCAGGGTGATTAACATATGTTCCTGTTCCTTCCTGTCCTCTAGAAACAATTAATCGATAACCATTAGGATCAGATGGGTTTGCGATATTAGCAATACCAACAATACGAACAATTTCACTTTGTGCTTCATTTCTAAGTCCAGTAAGTTGATTTGGTGCTACGCCAACAGTGTCTGGAGAAGAAGAATTTCCTCTGTCAATCAACAATAGATCACCAACTTGGAAATCATCAACACCAGGAGTGGTAATAGGTAGATAATATGAAGTACCAGCAGAGTTAGTTCCATTTACCTGGAAGGTAAAGTCTCCTCCTCCACCACCACCTAACTGATCATCAGTAATTGTTAGATTTTCATTATCAGCATAACCCTCACCAGGACTATCAATAGTAATATCAAACGTAAAGTCAAATCTAATAGTAATCGTAAATGAAGCATTAGTTCCAGATCCATCGCTTGTAACAGATAGGAACCTATAAGTACCTGGAGTTCTGGAATTTGCTCCATTATTGACAACGTTGTCAATAGAAGCAATTTGACCGCCAGCAACTAAGAATGTATTAGAACCCCAAGCAGAAATACCAGCAGTATCAATCAATCTTCCAGTGTCAAGATACTGATAGAAGTCAATATTTGGATTTTCAACACCACCAACTGAGTGACCAATTCTTGTAGTTCCAAACTTACCTCTTTCAATCTCAATAATACCAGCATTCAATCCACCATCTAGTCTGATGTTACCCTCAACAATGTGAGAAGCAAGAACATTCAAAGTATTACGGATGAAAGTTGTACCACCAGTAGAACCAAGAGTAAATGTAGTTGCGTTTGTAGCAAGATTAACTGTATTTGTTTGGTCACCATCAAATAGATTAGCGATTCTAGTTTGAGTAAACAATCTAGAAGAACTAGTACCAGCACCATATCCAGTACCAATCTCTAAATTACCAGCAACACCTGTATAGAATGTGCCAATCTTAAATGCTGAGTTAGCATCTGATTGAGTTGCCCATGCTCCACCAATCGTAATGTCGCAAACTGAAGTAACGTCATTAGATACTGTACCAATTTCAATACTTGCGTTATCACTGTTTCTATGAATCTTCAAGGTAGAATTGGTTGCTGCTTCACCAATTAATATTGTTTGTCTTGTAGAAGAGTTCGCAATATTTACTGTTTGATCGGTAGTAGTATTGTTAATAAGGTTCAGAATCTGACCTTCGCCAGCAAAGTTTAAAACATTTGCGTTTGTATTAATAAAGTTGAAAGCATTATTTGTAGTTGTGATATCACCACCATTTACCTGAAGATCTTGAGTAATCTCAAGATTGTCATGGATTCTAGCATCACCAACAACAACAAAAGTTCTATCAAGATTCTTGTATGGATTTACAGTATCTCCAAGTGAAGTATTGATGCCAACTCTACCATTATTGGTAGTCATTACTCTCAACACTGAAGGCTCATCAGGAGAAGAACTATCACCGCCAACTAGGAAAGCATTATCTTGATTGGTTTCTGTCTTAGAAAGAGTATTCTCAGAGAGATAAGAATTAATGGTCTTACCACTAATAAAAGTTGTACCAACAACATCTAAGTTTGCTCTTGGTTCTGTCTCGGTTGAAACAAAAGCATTTTGAGAAGCATCATGTGAAGAACGAGCAATCGTGTTGATTCCTAGTTTGTAATCACCAATAGATTCAGTATCTGTTCTGATTGCTTCAGCACCAATTAAACCATATTCTTTGAAATTTGAATTAGAGAATTCAACTTTAACACCAGGATTTCCAGCGACAACCGCACTCCAGTTTAAAGTTTGAATTGTGATAGAGTCATTAACTTGGAAATGTACATAATTGTTATTAGAAGAGAATGCATCACCGTTTGGACTGAATACAATCCAAGGAACAGTATTCAATCTGCTATCAGGATAATTGGTAAATCTAATTTGAGAACTAGATGTAATTCCTAGAGTAGAATTAAGAACATCAACGCCAAAATTATCACGGAAAGATAGTTTTACAACATTTGTACCATCAAATTCAATTGTAAAAATGTTATTAGATGAAATTTCATCAAAATAGTTCGCAAAAATCCAACCAATAGATCCAGATTTACCAACTTCTTTTCCTTTAAACAGAATATCACCTGCTTTAGCAGCAACTCCACTATAATCAACAAACTGATTGCCATACAATCTAGTTCCACCATCAGCAACTAATGCAGAATTGTTTGGTGAAATATTTGAAGGAACACCATTTGTTGTGTGTGTTTGAATTTGATACTCTTGACCATTACCTCTAGAATTCCAAGCAAAGATAGCAGAATTAATTCTGTTCTTGGTTAATTTAATATCACCTTTTGCTGGTGGTCTAAAGCTAGTATTAGAGAGAAGTTCATCTTGCTCTTCACCAGTAACAGGATCTGTTGGTGATACGTTAGAACGAATGATTAGACAATCACGAACTTGAGTTAAGTCATTGTCTTGTACAGAGATGATAACTGGAGACTGGAATACGTTTTGAAGTGATCCATCACCACCAACAACTGTAATGTTCTGATTAAACGTTACAGGTGTATCAAATGATGTAACTAGATTTCCAATATCCTCATCCTCATCTTCTCCAGAAGTTAATGCTGCTTGTTCTAAGAAAGTCTCTTCACCAGTAATAGCATTAATCTTACGGTTACCAATATAGAGGTCACCATTGGAGTTCAGACCCGTGTAGAAGACGATACCACCGTCTTGTTTCTTACTTTGGGCATAGAAGTCCTCAGTAGGTGTTAAGACGATCTCCTGACGCGCTGGGAGACCTGTGGAGTAGTTACCAGGACCGAAACCAAGGTATTCAAACGTGTGGTTACCAGCACGGGCAATAGATGGTCTGCGAAGTTCAACATAGTAACGCTGATCTGTATATACAGAATTATCACCAGCAATAGGAATCTTTCTTTGCTCAGAACCAGACGCTGCGTTGCCTACCTGTGCCTGAATTGATGTTTGAACATAATTGTTATCAGCAAATGCAGGTTGATCAATTAGATCAAGTACAAGTTCTTTAGTAACAGAGTTCTTGAAATCATTAGTAGTAACAAGACCATGAATGTAATTATCAGCAGCAGAATATGTTGCTGGAGGATCATTTTCTAAAGCTGCTACAGCTAATTCTTCACTAGATGTTCCGTTCTGTTTGAACCAAAGAGGATCATTTTTATAATCTAATGGATATAGATTACTGACTGGTTGAGAGAACTTGAATTTCTTGAAATTATCAATGACACCAGCGCCAGTTGGGAACGGAGAAATATTACCGCGTAAACAAGAGAGGTAGTAAATACCATCTTGCTGACCTGCGATTCTACGTTGGAGAGTTTCATAACTGAAGACATAGAATGTGTCTTCGATAACTCCAGCATCTTCAACAGAATCAACGTAGTATTCAATACCAGCATCGTCCTGAATACGATCACCAGGAGTAATGGTATAAACATTAGCGCCGTTTTGCTTGTAATAATACTGCGGATAATTTTTTGCGATTAATGTTTTTAGAGGTAGCGATTTGCCCATATCCTGGTCATCCAGCATATCAGCAAACGTAGTGCCCTGAGTAAATCTGGTGTCGTAGTATTCAGAGAATTCTAGTTTACCACCGCGAATATTCTTGATAATCAAGAAATGTCTTCCACCAACAGTGTAGTATGCGTGAATATTAGCAATGCCAGAGGAATTACCAGACCAAGAAACTTGGTTAGCTGTTACACTAGCAGTTTTATTAACAGTCCATTCACCACCCTGTGGAGCATTAATTTCAACAGTTGTAAATGATTCATTTCTTAGACCAGGGAAATTAAGTGTATCGACACCATGATCAAATACTGTTAGTTCGAGATATTTGATTTCTGGATTTGCGATATCTTCAACATAACGTCCAGACTGAATAGTTGCTCTGATACCAGAACGGAATTTAGCAAATGCTCTATAATCAAAAGAAGAATTCGCTTGCTTGAAATATGGATCATAAGTATCACTTGTGTTTTCAGTAGATCCAATAATTTCAGTTGATTGCGCTGGGTTAACAAACCTAGCACCATATACGTTTCCAGTAACTGGTTTTAATAGAATCTTCTGTGGTACTAACTTACGAGTATCATCAGTTCTTGTTTTAATAACAAATCCATTGATAGGATCTCTAGCATTTTCAAGATACTTAGGAATGACATAACGTAGTTTATATGTTCTATCATCAGCTTCTCTTTCGTCTTTTAGACGAGTAAACCAAGTATCAGTAGTTCTAATACGCTCAGCGTAATCACTTTGCTGTATTCTCCAAAGAATATTTTCTTCCCTTACACTTTGTGTAACACTAGAAGATCCTTCATCCTTAACATTAACATACCACTTACCAGTATTGGTAACACCATTGCTAAATGCTGGATCAAACAGAACAGGACTTCTGCGCTTGTTAGCATAAACCTCAAAAGGTTGCGTTTGACCAGAAGTAAATGTAATTGGATTTACATTATTAATAGCATCAGCATGAGTTTTATGAATTGTGAATACTTGATCATTCTGATAACGAACAAAGAATTCTTTATTTGGATTAATTCTACCAAAATTAGCATCAGAAGAGTTGGTTACAGCAACGTCTGGATCACTAGAATATGTTGTTGATACATTTGGTAATTGATATCCCTCAGCTTCTCTAATAAATGCTTTCTGTGGTGTTACAGAAGAGAATGGAATGTCAAAAATGT